CGTAGCACGAGGTACGGTAAAAGATTATTCTGCCTTTGTTGTATTTGATGTTTCAAAAATGCCTTATCGTGTTGTTGCTAAGTTTAGAGATAATGAAATGAAACCTCTTTTATTTCCTCACACAATAGAAAGAGTTGCTAAACAATATAATAATTCTTATGTCTGTGTTGAAGTTAACGATATAGGTCATCAAGTAGCAGACGCTTTACAGTTTGAATTAGAATATACAAATCTAATGATGTGTATGATGAAAGGCCGTGCAGGTCAAATATTAGGTGGTGGATTTTCTAAACGAGGTGCTCAATTAGGTGTGCGTATGACTAAACAAGTTAAAAGAATAGGTTGTCAAAACTTAAAGACTTTAATTGAAGGTGATAAACTTTTTATACCTGACTTTCATACAATACAAGAATTATCTACTTTTATTCGTAAAGGTACTTCTTGGCAAGCTGAAGAAGGTTCTAATGACGACTTAGTAATGTGCTGTGTCATATTTGCTTGGTTATCTAATCAAAGATACTTTAAAGAATTAACAGACCAAGATGTACGTGCTAGAATGTACGAAGAACAAAAAAACGCAATCGAACAAGATATGGCACCCTTTGGTTTCTTAGATGACGGCATAAATGATGAAAATAGTTTTGTAGATGAACAAGGAGAACGATGGACACCTGTAAAGATAAGAAAAGGTGACATCCTGTAGAGATTATCATATTCATAAATAGATGTGAGATAATTGATACTTTATTAGCTAATAAGGAGAATAACACATATGGCATTTCAAGTTTCACCAGGTGTTCTCGTACAAGAAAAAGACTTAACTAACGTTATACCAGCAGTTGCAACATCAATTGGTGCAATCGCAGGTCAATTTAGTCAAGGTCCAGTAGATGAGATAGTTTCTATTTCATCTGAAAAAGACTTAGTGGAGACTTTCGGCAAACCAGATTCAAATACTTTTGAGTATTTTTTCTCGGCTGCTAGTTTCTTACAATATTCTAATTCTTTAAGAGTTGTACGTGCAACAAATACAGGATTACTTAACGCTACTGCTAACGGTTCTGGCCTTCTAGTAAAAAACACAACTGACTATCAAAATAATTATTCTGATGGTTCTGGTTCTGTTGGACTATGGGCTGCAAGATCAGGCGGTGCTTGGGGTAACAACATAAAGGTGTCTGTATGTCCATCATCAACTGTTTATGAAGAAACTGCAAAAACAACCACACAAGATACTGACTCTGCTGTTGGAGATACTTCCATCGTAGTTCAATCTGCTACTGGTTTTAATGTAGGTGATATTATAAACTTTGCTGAGGCAGGCGGATACGAATATAGAATAACAAACATTGTTGGACAAACAATTACGTTTGTAAGACATCCATCAGGTGTTGGAGGATTACACACTGCTGTTGCTAACGGTTCAAACGTTAGAAGAAGATGGCAGTATTATGATCTAGTAACAGCTGCACCAGGAACATCACCTTACGTTTCAGACAAAGGTGGTTCTGGAGATGAATTACACGTTGTTGTAGTAGATGAAGACGGTGGTATCACAGGTACTGCTGGAACAGTATTAGAAGTTTATGACTCAGTTTCAAAAGCTTCTGACGCTAAAACTCCACAAGGAGATACAAACTACTATCCAGATGTAATTTATAACAAATCAGAATATATCTATTGGATGGATCACAATACTTCAGGAACAAATTGGGGTAACGCTGCATTAAATACTACATATACTTCGGTAACAGCAGTATCTAATACTTCATTATCAGGTGGTTCAGATGGTTCTGCTGCAACAACAGCTGAATTAAAAACTGCTTACGAAAAATTTGAAGACGCAGAAACAGTAGATGTAAACTTAATTATCGCTGGTAAAGGTGATAGTACACACATTGACAATTTAATTACAATTGCAGAAAACAGAAAAGACGCTGTAGTATTTGCGTCTCCTGAAAGAAGTGATGTAGTTAATGTTACAAGTTCCGAAACACAAACAAATAACGTTAAATCGTTCTTTGATGGTGTTCGTTCTTCTTCATATGTTGTATTTGATAGTGGTTACAAATACACTTACGACAAATACAATGATGTGTTTAGATATGTACCTTTAAACGGTGATATTGCTGGTCTTGCTGCAAGAACAGATTTAGTTGCGGACTCTTGGTTCTCACCTGCTGGTTACAACAGAGGAGTTTTAAGAGGCGTAGTTAAACTTGCATACAACCCAACAAAAACACAAAGAGATACACTATACAGAGCTAGAATAAACCCAGTTTGCACATTTGCTGGACAAGGCACAGTCTTGTTTGGAGATAAAACTGGATTATCTGCTCCTAGTGCGTTTGATAGAATCAATGTAAGAAGATTGTTTATCACTTTAGAAAAAGCAATCTCTACAGCTTCTAAATTTCAATTGTTTGAATTTAATGATGAGTTTACAAGAGCTCAATTTAGATCAATCATTGAACCATTCCTAAGAGATGTACAAGGCAGAAGAGGTATCACAGACTTTTTAGTAGTATGTGATGACTCAAATAATACTGCTGATGTCATTGATAGAAATGAATTTAGAGCAGACATTTTTGTCAAACCAGCTAGATCAATCAACTTTATAACTCTACAATTCGTTGCTACACGAACAGGTGTTGCTTTCGAAGAAGTGGTAGGAGCATAGGAGAATAACAATGCCAAATATTAATGACTTTAAAAGTAAGTTAAGAGGCGGCGGAGCTCGTGCTAACCAGTTTAGAGTTACAATGCCTTTCCCAGGATTTGCAAGTGTTGGAGGAGAAACAGAAGATATGTCTTTCCTTTGTTCATCAACAAGTCTACCAGGAAGGACGATTGGAGAAGTTGCTATTCCATTTAGAGGAAGAGAGTTATATGTTGCAGGTGATAGAACGTTTGCAACTTGGACTACTACAATTCTAAATGATACTGACTTTAAAATCAGAAACGCATATGAAAGATGGTTAAATGGTATTAACAATATGTCCGATAACGAAGGACTAGTTAATCCATCAGACTATCAAGTTGATGCTTTCGTTGACCAACTAGATAGAAACGGCAACGTGATTAAATCATATACATTTAGAGGAATGTTCCCAACAACATTGGACGACATTGCTTTAGATTATGGTACTAACAATGCGGTAGAAACTTTTACTGCAACGCATAGATACCAATACTTTGAAACAAATACTACTACTTAATACACGACTAAATAATTAAGTAGAATTGAGGATAAATTATGGCTGAACTATTTGGGTTTAAGATAGAGCGACTGAAAAGTCCATCAACAGATCCAAGACAAAATATAGTCCCACCTCAAGCGGATGACGGTACACAAACCGTCCCCGCTGGTGGGTTTTTTGCGTCTTACGGAGGATTTGATGTTACTGCTCGTAACGAATTAGATTTAATAAGAAGATATAGAGAAATAGCACTACATCCAGAATGTGATAGTGCGATAGAGGATATTGTTTCAGAAGCAATAGTCTCTAATGAAAATCAACAATCCGTACACGTTGATTTAAGTAAGTTAGAATATAACGATAAGATTAAAGGTAAAATAAGAGAGTCTTTTTCTGAAATATTGAAATTGTTAAACTTTGATATAAAAGGCCACGACATCTTTAGAAGATGGTATGTTGATGGTAGATTATTTTATCATAAGATTATAGAAAAAGATTCACCAAGACTAGGTATCACAGAATTAAGATACATTGATCCTAGAAAAATCAAAAAAATTAGAGAAATAAGAAAAAACAGAATTGATGGTACGCCAGGTTCTTTTGCGTTTGAAAACAAATACCAAGAGTATTATATTTTCAATGAAAGAGGAATACACCCAACGGCTACTTCAAATGCAGGTGGTTTACAAATTGCAACGGATGCTATTTCGTATTGTCCATCAGGTCTTGTAGATCAAACGCATAATCAAGTATTATCTTATTTACACAAAGCAATTAAACCAGTAAATCAATTAAGAATGATTGAGGACGCTGTTGTAATTTATCGTATCGCAAGAGCACCTGAAAGAAGAATATTTTATATTGATGTAGGTAACTTACCTAAAATCAAAGCCGAACAATATTTAAGAGATGTTATGGCAAGATATAGAAATAAACTTGTCTATGACGCAAGTACAGGTGAAATAAGAGACGATAGAAATTATATGTCTATGTTAGAAGACTTTTGGTTACCTCGTAGAGAAGGTGGGAGAGGAACTGAAATTACTACTTTACCTGGTGGTCAAAACTTAGGTGAGATTGCTGACATAGAGTATTTTCAAAAGAAACTTTATAGATCATTAAACGTACCAATTAGTAGATTAGAAAGTGGTACAGGATTTAATCTAGGAAGAGCTGCAGAAATTAGTAGAGACGAAGTTAAATTTACAAAATTTATAGGTCGTTTAAGAAAGAAATTTTGTATGTTATTCCACGATCTGTTAAAAACACAATTAATACTTAAAGGTATTATTGCACCTGAAGAATGGGATTCAATTGCAGGTGATATAACTTATAGTTTCTTACAAGATGGATACTTTGCTGAATTAAAACATACAGAAATGTTAAGAGAAAGAATTGGTCTTGTTAGAGATTTAGAATCATATATTGGTAAGTATTTCTCAAACGAATACATTAGAACCAAAATATTAAAACAAAATGAACAAGAACAAGAAGAAATTAATAACCAAATCAAAGAGGAACAACCTGAACAACCACAAGAAACAGAACCTACAAAAGAAACTGAGCCTGTGGATCAAGGAAATGACTCTACGGTTTAATAATTAATAAAAGGTATAAATAATAGTATGACTAAAGAAAATATAAAAAATTTTGTTAATTCACTTGAAAAAGGAAATAACGATCAGGCAACGACAGATATTAAAAATGCTCTTGCTGACAAAGTTACAAGTGCTTTAGACGATCAAAAAGTTGACGTGGCAAGATCAGTATTTACAAGTGCAGTAGGAGTTAAAGCTCCAGAAGCAAATGTGTTTACTGGAAATGACATACCAGCGGGAGATGTTTCAAGCAATGAAGACGCTCAGTAAATTTAGAGAAGAAACTGTAACTGAAGCAAACGATTATAAAAGAACTAGGCAGTATAATAAACTTACGCCTAAATTAAAACAAGCAGTCAATATGGTTTTCAAAGCTGCTGACAAAGATGCAGATGTAATTGCTAACTTTGAAAAAAATGTTAATACAGCTGCTAAAAAATATAATGTAAAAGTTAGTGATCTTATGAAATATTTTGATAATGAAACATTAACAATATTAAGGAAATAAAAATGGCACAAACATTTATAGTAAAAGGTAGTAACATAGATAATCCAAGTGCAAACACTATTGGTAATGCTAACTTTGTTAGAGTACACGCAACATCAGCAACTACTTTAACAGTTACAGATGGACAAGATGTTCCTGTAACTTTAGGTACTGTATATATCGCTAGCGGTGATACAGTTATTATTGAAAAAGCACCAAAGGATAAAATAACTTGCAGTAACTCAAAAGTATCTGCTGTTGGTTCTCCAAGAAGTTAATTATGTTATGGCAATCACTACTACTAAACTAGCAGACGATAACTTTAAAGTAATCATAAAAGCAAGTGGTGTAGGAAGTGAAACAAAAGAATTATTATTAGACGCTTCAGAATTATCAGGTGCAACATCAAGTCCTAACTTGTCAATTGCACACTTATATTATGAAATACTTGGCACAGGAAATATAACATTATTTTTTGATGCTGAAGTTGATGAAGAAGTAACTACTACTTTTAGTGGTAGAGGTAATTATGGTTTAAAAAAAAATGAACCAAAAATTAAACAAGGTGATACAGGACTTACGTTAGTTAACCCCACAGGTGATATTTTATTATCGTCTGACAGTAACGTAATAAGTTATAATATCATTATAGAGTTTAGAAAAGAAAAAGGATTTACAAATGGCTGATACAGTTTCAAGTCTTACAATTGCAGACACAAGCGGTGTAAAATACACAGCAAAATTTACAAACTTCTCAGACGGTACAGGTGAAACTTTAGTTAGAAAAGTTGATGCTTCAGCAACTACTTTTATGACCGAAGATGGTAATAGAAAAATATCAAAAATATACTGGTCTGTCAATACTGCTAACCCTAAATCAGGCGTAGAAATCATATGGAATGGTGCAACAAATGCCACCGCAGTTTTCTTATCTGGTCAAGGTTTTTGGGACTTACGAGCAGATGGAAATGAGATAACTAATAATTCTACTACTCCCACAGGTGATGTTTTGTTCTCAACTAAGAATTTTGCAAATGGTGATAATTACACAATTTTAGTGGAGTTTAGATAACAATTTGTATAAATAATAGAGAGAATTTAGAGATAGATACAAATGAAGTTAATTACTGAAGAAATAGAACAAGCCGAATACATTGTTGAAGAAGCAGGAAATGGAAAGAAAAACTATTCCATTAAAGGCATCTTTATGCAATCGGATATGAAAAATAAAAATGGGCGTGTTTATCCTAAAGAAATATTACAAAAAGAAGTCGCTAGATATAATAGAGAGTTTATAAACAAAAATCGTGCTTTTGGCGAACTAGGTCATCCAGATGGTCCCACCGTCAACCTAGAAAGAGTTTCGCATATGATAAAAGCACTCTATCCAGAAGGAAATAATTTTATTGGAGAGGCAAGAGTCTTAGATACACCATATGGAAAAATTGTGAAATCACTTATAGATGAAGGTGCAAGACTTGGAGTTTCTTCCAGAGGTATGGGTACATTAAGAAACATTGGCGGTGCTAATGTTGTATCCGATGACTACTATCTTGCTACAGCAGCTGACATAGTTGCAGACCCAAGTGCTCCAGACGCTTTCGTAGAAGGCATAATGGAAGGCAAAGAATGGGTATGGGATAATGGGATTTTGAAAGAGCAAGAGATAAATGAATTAAAATTACAAGCAGATAGAAATGATAGAATGAGACGTGCTGAAATTAATGCAAAAGTCTTTGAATCGTTTCTTAAAAAGCTGTAATTTTATAAATAGTAATTGACTTTTTTATAAAAATAAATTACTAAAAACTAAAAACGGGTAGAGGAGAAAATAACAATGGCTGACAATAATATGGCAGATTTGCCTAAAAAGAATGCCGCTCCAGCGGAGGCTCCAAAGTCTCTAGGCGCTACTATTCAAAACGTTATCAGTAAGGCAATAACAAGTCCAACTGATGGCAAAATTGATTTCGCACAAGGGGTTAATCACATTACTGGTGACCCACAACAAAAAAGTGCAGGCGCAGCTGACAGTATGCAAACTTTAAAAGCTCAAGCAGAAAAAGAAGATGAAAAGAAACAAGACATCAAAGCTGCTTACGAAGCTGACGAAAAAGAAGAAAAAAAAGAAAAAGAAGAAGTTAAAGAAGTTTCACACGAAGATGAAAAGAAAAAAGATATGAAAGAAGGTGAAATGCCTCAAGCTGCTTTAGACGCTCTTAAAAAGAAACAAGACGCTAAAGAAGAATACGGTAAAGATGATGAAAAGAAAAAAGACGTGAAAGAAGCTGAAGAAAAAGAAGACGAGAAAGACGAGAAAGACGAAGACGAAGAAGAAAAAAAAGATGTTAAAGAAGCAGATGAGAAAAAAGAAGATGAAAAAGAAGATGAAAAAGAAATGAAAAAAGAAACTGCTCACGACAAAGTTAAAAAAATGGATATGAAAGAAGACGTTAAAGCTTTAACTGATGGCGAAGGCTTATCAGAAGAATTTAAAGTAAAAGCGGCTACTATCTTCGAATCTGCTGTTAAAGCAAAACTCGTTGAAGAAATTGAGAAATTAGAAAGCGAATACGAAAATAAACTTGCTGAGAAAACTGAAGAAGTTAAATCAGAAATAGTAGAAAAAGTTGACGCTTATCTAAACTATGTTGTCGAACAATGGATGAAAGACAACGAATTGGCAATTGAAAAAGGACTTAGAACAGAAATTTCAGAAGACTTTATCAATGGCCTTAAAAACTTATTTGAGTCTCACTACATTGAAGTTCCTTCTGAGAAGTACAATGTAATTGAGGATCAAGCTGCTAAAATTGATGAGTTAAATAAAAAACTTAACGAGTCAATTGAACAAAACGTTGAACTTAACCAAAAAATCGGTGAGTTTGCTAGAGAAGACATACTACAAGATGTAGGATCTGATCTTGCTGAAACTGAAAAGGATAAGTTTAAAGGTTTAGCAGAAAATATTGAATATAAAGACGCTGGTGATTTCAGAAAGAAATTAGAAACTGTAAAAGAATCTTATTTCCCAAGATCAAAAGCGAGTGACGAATCTAATGATGTGGCGGAAAGTAGTTCTGAAGCAGATGTATCAAATCTGACAGGTTCTATGGCTGCATATACCGCCGCTATTAGTAAAACAAAAAACAAGAAGTTGTATTAATTTCTTGTTAGTTAACTAACAATAATAAGGAGAGATAGAAAAATGTTTTTATCTGAAGCAATACAAAACAAATGGCAGCCTGTGTTAGATCATCCTGATCTTCCAAAGATCACGGACTCTTACAAAAGAGCTGTTACATCTGTTATATTGGAGAACCAAGAAAAAGCTTTGAAAGAAGACGCTGCATTTTTAAGTGAAGCGGCTCCATCAAATGCTACTGGTGCTTCAATTCAAAACTGGAATCCAATCCTTATATCCCTAGTTAGAAGAGCTATGCCAAATCTTATCGCATACGATATTTGTGGCGTACAACCAATGTCAGGACCAACTGGTTTGATATTTGCTATGAGAAGCAGATACTCAACACAAGGTGGAACTGAAGCTCTTTTTGACGAAGCGGATACAGATTTTTCTGGCAGAAACGCTGCTGGTTCATCTGTGGATGGATTTTCATCAACTGCTCATTCTGGAGAAAACCCAGCAGTATTAAATGACTCACCAATTCCTGGTGCTGGTCCAAACTATACTGTAGGAACTGGAATGACAACTGCTGCTGCTGAAGCTCTAGGTGATGCTTCTGGCAACGCTTTTGCTGAAATGGCTTTCTCAATTGAGAAATCAACTGTTACTGCAAAATCAAGAGCACTTAAAGCAGAATACACAATGGAATTAGCACAAGACCTTAAAGCAATCCACGGTTTGGATGCTGAAACGGAATTGTCTAATATCCTTTCTGCTGAAATTTTAGCTGAAATCAATAGAGAAGTTGTAAGAACAATCTATAGAACAGCTGAAGTCGGCGCTGCAGACAACGACAATTCAAACGCTGCAATCAACACAACTACTGCTGGTATCTTCGATTTAGATACTGACTCAAACGGTAGATGGTCAGTTGAGAGATTTAAAGGTTTGATGTTTCAATTAGAAAGAGACGCAAACACAATCGCTCAAAGAACAAGAAGAGGAAAAGGTAACATTATAATCTGTTCATCAGACGTTGCCTCTGCTCTTCAAATGGCTGGCGTGTTAGATTACGCACCTGCGTTAAACAATAACCTTAATGTTGACGACACTGGTAACACTTTTGCTGGAGTATTAAACGGAAGATATAAAGTATATATTGATCCATATTCTGCAAACTTGTCATCAAATGCGTCTCCAGCTAAACAATACTACATTGTTGGCTACAAAGGTACTTCTCCATACGACTCTGGATTATTCTATTGTCCGTATGTACCATTACAAATGGTTAGAGCAGTAGGACAAGACAGCTTCCAACCAAAAATTGGATTCAAAACTAGATACGGTCTAGTAGCGAACCCTTTTGCTGGTGCAAGTTCTGGTTCTGCAATTACTGCTGACGGAGTTGGTAACAATAACGCAAACAGATACTACAGACGTGTTCAAGTAACGAACATTATGTAATATTTTGTTGAGAAACAAATTAAAAAGGGCGATGTAAAAGTCGCCCTTTTTTTTAGCCTTTATAAATAATCATATGGTAGAAGTGACATATCTTATACCTTTATT